TTACAGCACCCATAGTCTCAAACGACTTAGTAGCCAATGACAACCGACCAACGTAATCTACCTCGTACTCAGGTGACTCTGCCAACTCAGCAGGTACAGGCGGTAACAGTTTGCGTTTCTGCAACACATAGTACAAGTGGTTCATAACTGGCGTAACGTGTTCCTCAATGTAACGAGCCACAAACGGTGTCAACGTCATCAAGTCAGTTGTCATGCGTTCGTTAACTTCAGTAGCAGTCATATTTCTGTACTGGTCTAGCGGACGGAACAGGTGATTAAAGAACTGTTTTTTAATCTGATCCTCGTGCATGTCGTACATATCTTTAGCCAACGCAGGATTCCCATTGGGCTGTAGACGCTCTGGCTTGCCATTAGGATTGGTAGCACGCCACTTAATAAACGACCCAGCACGGTTACTCATACCCGATACGCTGTCGTCATCAGGAATCAACCACTGCGGGTTAGCCTGTTGCTCAGAAGCAATCATCAATGAGCGGTACACTACGTTTGTACGCCGTGCCGTTCCAAGAATCATACTCATCGGTGAGCGACCATAGACTTCTTCGTTGCCAACCATAAACCGTGAAACCTTAAACGGATTGAAGTCGAAGCCACTTTCTTTAATGATTTCTTTTGTATCCTTAGACACATGGTAGGAAGCAAACGGCTTGTCTGTAGCTTTTAAACTGCCGTACTTAAAGTCGCCACGAGGTGAAATAAACTGTACAAATTTGTATTTGTTTTCCTTGCCCTGCTCCATGTCGTTAAACACACGGTCAAGTTTAGCCGCTCTAGTAGCTTCTTCTCCAAACTTCTGTATAACTTGCCGTGATGTCAACGTGTATTCACGAGCTACCGTGTCCACTTCGTGCAGATGGTTTTCTGCAATACGAATGTCATCTACAATGTAATTGCGAAAACGTACTACATTACGGTCATCTTCTTCTAACGACAGGCAGTTAGTACCGAAGCAACCAAGAGACAATAACGACTGGAACTCTTCTTGTGCAAAATTTGACTCAATAATAACCTTGTGAGCAATTCGGCTGACTTCTTCAAAGTAGTTAGCCACGTTTTTGTTTGCCATCATCATCGGTGACGGATGACGAAACTTAGCCCACACTGTGTTCGGTGGGAACATATGCGAGAAAAAACCACTAGCAAATGAGTAGTTAGCCTCAATGCAAGTGTCAATCATACGTTGCGGTGGCTTTTCTTGCCCTGCTACACGAATGCGGTTGATGTTGTCGTTAGTAGGAAAACACCAGTCAGCACACTCCTGCCACAAGTTCATCCAGTTGCCACGAACGGTGTCGTTCATAGCTTCGTATTTTTTAATTAACGATGAACCATCCATTAATAATTACCGCTCATCCCAACCATATTGTCATTTTTCTTTTTCTTTTTAGACATTATAGTACCTTTAGGCTCATTAACTTTTAAAGGTTGTAATATTGTGCTTTGAACGCCCTCACGTTCTTGCTGTGCAATTTTAGAAGTTTTTTTGATCTCCATTGGATCAACTTCACCTATTTCTGTAGCCGCTGTAATTTTTGGCGGTTCAGGTGGCTTTGTTTCTTTTGAGCTTCCCATAAAATTTCTCCATGTCGTACAGTTTTAATCCATCCCTATCTAAGCGATGAAAACAAATAAATTTTTGCGGTTCAAAAATCTCAAACAATTTTGTAACTTTACCTGCGGCGTAATATACAAACCATGTGTCGCTCTTGTCAAGTCTTTTCTTTGTGTTTTTAAGTATATAATCAGAGTGTGTTTTATAGCCACACACAAAGACTTCTTCATCACAATATACATGTGTACACTGAGATAATATATAACTAGCGTCCTCTTGATAGTAACTAAAAAATGAGGTAATCATCTGGTATATACTCCCTGCGGTCTAGTTGGCTTTTAGGTGTTAACAAATACTCGCTAATCATTCTTTCATGCATAGCCATAAACATCATACGAATTGCATCAGCACCGTGCGAATGCTCGTTATGCAAGATTTTACCCGTGTTCGGATTCCATTGATAATTGGTGAGGTGATCCAGTAGTACCTCAAGCGACATATTAATTTTGCAACTAGGAAGATGCCGTCTGACAATCTCAATATCATCCCGCACAGAATTGGTCTTCGGAATTGCTCTAGCTTCAAAGAAATACTGTGTGCGGCAAAAGTCCAATATATTAGTACCCGTATTACCCATACGCTTCTTAGAGTCATGGGGCATATAGTGTCCTGCGTATCGGTAGTTTTTGCTGGCAATGAGGTCGAGGTAGTGCTTGATGTCGTGTCCTGTGTTTTCATAGTAGTCTATTACCCTAACTTCTCCGTGCTGGATTGTAGCAAACACAATCGCCGTCGGGTCATCCATACCCAAGTCCCAGAATGTGTACACAGGATTATCCCCCGCAGACAATTCGCACACATTCCCAGAACCATACAGCTTTGTCATTTCGTATCCGTACACAGAGTTTGCCACATCTGCCACCGCTTCATTTAAATACTCCTGCCGAGCCAACGAATACGAGATCATCTTAGAGTCCACACGGTCTTGGACGTTCATATATTTAATCCCCGTCAGGGGATCAATTTTATCCTGCAATTCTGGGTTTAAATTCATTTCGTCACTAATCCAACAGTACCGCTTTGTTTGTTCTGGAGTTAGCCACTCGCAAAACCAGTCAGGATTGTCTTTGTTTGCCTGATACATCTGGTGCAGTTGGTTCTTCTTACCACGCATCGTGCCGTTCATAATGATAAACGAGTTGCCTTCGTCCAAGATTGGAGCCAAGAAACCTGTCACCTCTTCTTTATGTAACGAAAACTCACTCAAAGCGTACCCATAGCCGCCTTGACCTACGAAGTCTAGGTTATCTGTACCGCCCATATTGACCGTAGAGCCATTAATTAGCGTTAACTTCAAGTCGGTGTTGTTCTTATTTAACACAATCTGAGGCGGGAATATCAAATCAATCAAATGCCCACTTTTACCACCGATAGTTACAATGTTGTTCCAGATAGCACGCTCTGCCCACTTGCGTGTAGGAAACAAATAGTAGTACGAACCAACCCTAGTCATCGCTTTCTTTGAAAGAATACTGGCAGTTGTAACATCTTTACCATGCCTACGAGGGTGACTAATCAATATATTTCTAGCACCTTGATCTAACGCACGCCACGCACCCATTTGGTAGTCACGAGGGCGTAACTGTGGCAATCTTATCCTTCTAGCTCCCACACAGCCTCCGCAAAATCTACAGATTCTATCACAATATCTTGTGTTGCTTCTCCCAAACCCAACAACCTAGCCAACTCTTTAGCAGATGCCGCATTGCCGTTAGCCGTTTGCTTTAACAAATGCTCCATAACCTGCTGTTGCACCTCTTCTTTGTTGCTGAAGTCTACGTTTACGTCTTTAACCTTGTCAGATTTACGGCGAAACTCCGCTAACTCCTGTGCAAATGCCCACAACTTCTTGTTGTCAGAGGTCTGCATCTCAGCAAATATAGTCTGGGCACTCATTTTTTGCTTTTAACACTCCAGTCAATCTCATCGTAATTATTGCGGTACTTCTCTTTGTCAAACTTGTTGTACAAAAAGTTCTCACCATTACGTTCACGTTTAGCTTTCCAGTTACGCTCCTCTTGGGCATCTGGACTATACTTGTACGGCACATTTCCTCCGCTCATTCCTCAATCTCCTCCACAAAACAATTCATACAAATACGCTCTTCAACAAACCCATTCTCATCAAGATACTCAAAGATTGGATTCTCAATAGTGTCAACACACATACATTTTTCACATGTTTTCAACTTCGTACACTCCATCAAACTCTTGCCCACAATACGGACAGTAACTAGGGTCGTTTAAACCATTAGGCATATCAACCGCATAAAAATAATTTTGACATGAAAAACACTCGTAATAAGCTAATTCCTCTAACATACTTTCATATAACCCCCTGCACTTTAAGATGTCAACCCAAAAATTACAGAGTTTAGTGTGGGTCTATATATACGTTGACTGCAACACCCTACGCCCCGACCCCCACCCCTTGTATGACCCCCTGCCCTTGCACCACAACATATGGTATGGCTCTAAATGGCTCTGTAGTGGACGAACGCACCCCAAGTAAGGTACTAGGTAGGCTCACATTCAAAGTGTCTCAGATCGAATCCTCGTGCGATTTAGAGGTGTCAATCATATTAGGTATATTTCTTGCTATGCGTGCGGGTTGGGCTTCTGACTGCTCATTCGAGGGAGGGTTT